TTGCAGTTTCCTTGATGTTGCCCCTTTAATATACTGTACCAGTTTGCTTGCTGACAAATGCGGCGGAACCGACACTAACATGTGGATGTGATCGGTTCCAACATGCCCTGCCATGATTTCCACTTCATTTCTTTGACAAATGGTTCGGATCAATTCTCTTGTCCGAACTGCTATTTTCCCTGCAATCACTGGTTTCCTATATTTCGTTATCCATACCAAATGATACTTGATATCATACGTGCAATGTGACGATTTTCTATAATTCTCCATATTCTTCACCTCACGTTTAGTATCTCAATTTTTCTTTTTTCTAAACTTGAGGTTATGGGGTTGACCTAAAGGTTTCGCCTAAAGGCGAGGGTTTTAACCCCATTATACAGACAATAAAAAATAGAAACCAAGATCAGGAACAGCGATTCTTTCAGAAGAAGGAAAAAGAAAACCTGATATTGGATTTGCTTTTATTCCGGAAAGGATAAGGCAGATCACTTCAAGCAAAAAACAAGGTGGGGGTCTGGAATGGGAAATCAGGCCGGGATATATTTACCGGAATTTATACCGGAATAAATACCGAGCGTTTTACCGGCATATAAGAAGGCAGGATTTTCAGGATCAGGCCAGGTGTACAGAGCAGACAAACAGGCTCATTCCGGCAGGTGTACAGGAGGAAGCATAAGATTATATGCTGTATAAAAAAGATGCGACACCATGCGACATTTGTATGTGATATAATGCTATTGTAGATGAATGCGCATGAGACAGTCAGGGCAGCAGGCCTGGCTGGGAGCGATGCAAAACGACAGGGACAGCGAAGCGGCTGTCCTTTTTGTTTTACCGAAGCGGATGATCCATGCATGGACGTGCTGCGTGACTGACAGTGCTGTGAGAGCGCCGTGCGATCATGTATGTGATCAGCATAAGTACAGTATCACAAGAGGGACATGGTGCAGAGTACCATGCATAATACACGCAAATGGCAGCAGGCCGGGGGCTAAGGTACTTCCTGGCACGTCGAGATATGCGGGTCGAGGAAGGCCCGGCTTTTGCCCGGATATAAACAAAAAATTTTCAGATATTTCGTTACGCAGACTCAGGAGGAGGCTTTTTAGAAGGAGATCAGCGGTATGGGAGAAGCAGACAAGAAGAAAAATCTTTATGAGCCGAGAGAGATTGCGCAGCTGTTTCATTTTTCCAGGCGAAGAGTTGAGCAGCTTACGGCCGACGGCGTAATTGATGCGGTGCTTGTAAAGGTGAAAGGAAGGGAAGTCAGACGGTACGATCTTGTGCCGACTGTAGAGAAATACGTTCAGTATCTTTCAGAGAAGGCATATGGAAAAGCAGGACGCTCGGAAAAGGCGTTGGGGCTGCAGGAGCAAAAGCTGGAAGCGGAGATCGCGTTGAAGGAGAGCCAGGGGGAACTGCACAGGCTTAAAACGCAGATTGCGGCCGGGGAATATATCTCAATTGAAGAGGTCAAGATTGATTACGCAAAATTTTTTCTTGTATTTAAGAAGTTTGCAATGTCCATTCCGGCCAGGATCTGCGGACTGGTATCCGGACAACTGGAGCCGATCGAGGCAAGGCGGATCGAAAAGGAGATGTCTGGTGAGATCGCAGCCCTTCTGAACTCATTCGTTGTGGCCGGGGTTGCCGAACCAAAAAAAGTAAAGGGGATCTTAGATGCCGAAAAGCAGAAAGTGGCGGAAGAAGTATCCGATTAGCCTATATCTGAAAGAAGCGCTGCGCCAGCTGCAGCCTCCGGAGGAACTGTCTGTATCGGAATGGGCGGAGAAATACCGGATCCTTGATTCCAAGGGCTCCGCTATGCCGGGACCATGGAGGAATGAAAAGACACCATATCTGAAAGAGATCATGAATGAGCTCGTGAACTACGAGACTGAAGAAATTATATTCTGTAAGTGTACGCAGATCGGCGGATCGGAAGCAATGAACAATATGATCGGCTATGTCATACAGCAGGATCCGTCCCCGGTCATGGTGGTTTATCCGACCGACAAGCTGGGGGAGAGTATTTCGGACAACCGGATCATTCCCATGATCAAGAGCAGCCCGTCCCTGAAAAAGCTGTTCCGGGAGTTCCGCTCCCAGAAGCTGGAACTGCAATTTGACGGTATGTATCTGACAATTGCAGGGAGCAATTCTCCCTCTTCGCTGGCATCCAAAGCGATCAAATATCTTTTTCTGGATGAAACGGACAAGTATCCGGGGGCAAGCAAAAAGGAGGCGGATCCGATCAGCCTTGCCAGAGAGCGTACCAAGACATTTGCAAACCGGAAGATCTATCTGACAAGCACCCCTACATTGAAGTCCGGGCATATATGGAAGGCCCTGGAAGGGGCAGATATAGAAAAACATTATTTTGTACCGTGCCCCCACTGCGGTGAAATGATCGAACTGAAATTCAAGCAGATCCGGTGGCCGGAGGGCGGAGAAGGGATCACGGCTTCGGACCGTGCGGATCAGGCGGTCTATGTATGCCAGGAATGCGGATGCGTGATCAGTGACCACCAGAAAGACAAGATGCTGCGGTACGGGGAATGGCGGACGGTCCGGAAGAATAATACATCCGGAAAAAAGATCGGCTTCTGGATCTCTACGCTGTACAGCCCGTTTGTCCGATTTTCAGAAATTGCTCTGGAATATATGAATTCTCTGGGAGATCCGGAGAAAATGCAGAACTTCACAAATAGCTGGCTGGCGGAGCCATGGGAGGATACCAGGCTGAAAACTTCCGCGGATACCGTGATGGAACGGCGCACGGAGATTCTGGAGTTTATCGTGCCGGAATGGGCCAGGATGCTGACCGGTGGAGTCGATGTCCAGGAAACCTGTATGTACTGGACCATCCGGGCATGGGGAAACTATATTACCAGCCAGAACATTGCCCATGGACAGGCAGCTTCATGGGCAGACATAGAGCGTGTCATGAACCTGGCGTATGCGATGGAGTGCGGGGATACATTGGTGGTTGCACTCTGCCTGATTGATTCCGGTTATGATGCGGACAGTACCTATGATTTCTGCGCCAGCAATTCAGACTGGGCGCTTCCCGTGAAGGGTTCATCCAATCCAATGATGAGTAACTTCAAGCTGTCCAAGATCAACCGGCAGGGGAGCAAGGCATACGGAATGAATCTTGTCCTGGTGGATGGAGACAAGTATAAGGATATGATCGCCGCCAGGATGAAAAAAGAGAATGGGCGGGGCTCCTGGATGGTGTATGCGTCCTGTGACCGGGAATATGCGGAACAGGTAACTGCGGAACACAAAGTAAATGAGAAGGTCGGAACAAAGACGATTCAGAGATGGAGACAGAAACGCAGTCATGCGGATAACCATTTCTTAGACTGTGAGGTATATGCGTTGGCTGCTGCTGATATGATGGGTGTGCGATCTATGCACCTGGATACTGCCGAGGAGCCTGCAGAGGCAAAGAAAAGCCGGGAAGAAACACAGTCGGAAGAGGAGGCATGGATCCGGACAAATGAGGATTGGATATAGGAGGGAGCGCTTATGGCAATGACAGCGGAGGAAAGGCTGAATGAAGTCGAGACAGCGATTACGAAGGTGCTGTGTGGCGGTCAGTCTTACCAGATAGGATCAAGGAAACTGACAAGGGCAGATCTTTCACTGCTCCGGCAGATGCAGAAAGAATTGCAGGCGGAGGTGGCAGCAGGGAGCGGCGCCGGACTGTTTGACGATACATATGTTGCCTTTTTTGAAGGGAGGTGATGACGTTGAGCTGGCTGGATAACGCAATTGCGTTCCTGTCTCCGGAATGGGGTGTAAAAAGGGCTGCATGGCGGTTCGCGTATCAGGAAATCAGAAACTATGACGCGGGGAACACCGGAAGGCTGAATGCGGGATGGAGTGTATCGAATGTTTCCGCGGAAATGACAGACCGGGCAAGCAGGGAATATGTCCGGGCAAGGGCCAGGGATCTGGAACGGAATTCGGACATGATGAACTCCATACTATGGGCAAGGAAACGGAACGTGATCGGCAGCGGATTTCAGCTCCAGGCAAAGACGTCAGGCGAAGACCTGAATACGGAATTGGAAAAGCTGTGGAAAAAATGGTGCAAAGCAAGGAACTGCGATGTGACAGGGACGCAGAGCCTGAATCAGATTCTCCGTATGGCAGTTGTAAGGAAGCATGTGGATGGAGGGATCCTCTTTGTGAAACGCTATACCAGGGACGGCATGATACCGTTCTCTTTACAGATGATCGAGGTGGACGAACTGGACACCATGCATGTGATACCGGGAAACCCGAAGCATAAAGTGGTGGGAGGAATTGAGTATAACGAGTATAACCGCCCGGTGGGCTACTGGATCCGGCAATATCAGATTGATGGGATCTCCATTGCGGAGCCCGTGTATGTGAAGGCGGATGATGTTCTGTTTTACCATTCGAAAAGGCGGCCTTCCCAGATTCGGGAAATGTCAGATATGGCGCATACGATCACCAGGATCCGGGACGTGAATGAGTTTGTGACAGCGGTATCGGTCAAACAGCGGATCGAGGCGTGCCTTGCCGTATTCATCAAAAAAGCGCTTCCTGTGTCAGGAATCGGGAGGACAAATACACCTGCACATGACAGCAGGGTGGAATACGATGGAAAACGTCTTTCACCAGGTATGATACAGGAGATGAATGCGGGGGACGAGATTGAAGTCGTGAATCCGACCGGACAGTCTGCGGATGCTACATCCTTCGTAAAGCTGCACCAGAAGATGATAGGAGCCGGACAAGGGCTTTCCTATGAGGCAACGAGCCGTGACATGTCGGAGACAAATTATTCTTCCGCAAGGCAGGGAGCCATCGAGGATGAACTGACTTTCATGGAAGAGGAGGAGCAGATCCTTTCCATACTGGATGAGATTTATGAGACTTTTGTGATTTCCTGCGTACTTGCCGGTCTGGTATCGATTCCGAACTTTTGGGAAAACAAAGAGGACTATCTGTCCCATGAGTGGATCAAGATGCCTAAAAAGTGGATCGATCCTCTGAAAGAGGCAAACGCCACAAAGACTGCCTTGAATTTCGGTATTAAAACCTATAAGCAGATCGCGGCAGAGAACGGTACGGATTGGAGAACACAGATTGATGATATGGCGGAGGTGTTGGAATATGCGTCAGAAAAAGGAATGGATTTAGGAGGTGTGCTGTTTGACGGGAAACTTAAAGGAGAAAAGGAAGGATCGGATGAAGAGCAGGAGGAGCAGGAATCCGACTCTGCAGCAGGCGAAAATCCCGGTGCAGGCGATCCGGATGCTGCGGACACAGACGGAGCAGATGGAAACCAGGGAGAAGGATAAAGGAATCCGGGAGCTGACCGGCACGATCCGCACAATGGAAGGAGAAGGCAAGGAACGGACATTCCAGCTTTCATTTTCATCAGAGGAGCCTTATGACAGATGGTTTGGGACGGAGATCCTGGATCATTCGCAAGGCTGTATCAACATGGAGCGCCTGAGTACGATCGGGGTTGTACTGTATAACCACAAAAGGGATGACGTGATCGGAAGGATAGACCGGGCGTGGGTGGAGGGGAACAGGGGATATGCGGAGATCACATTTGATTCGGATGATCTGTCTGAGAAGATCTACCAGAAGGTCAAGGGAGGCACGTTGAAGGGTGTTTCTGTCGGATACCTGGTGGATTCATGGGAGGAAGTAATGCCGAACAAACAGTCCGCGGACGGCCGGTTTACGGGGCCGTGTTCCATTGCAAGGAGATGGACGCCATATGAGATCAGCATCGTGTCGGTTCCTGCGGATCCTACGGTGGGAGTTGGACGGTCCATGTATGGAAAAGCTGTGGACGAGGTTTATGAGACCTATGTGCGGCAGCTGCAATATAATAAAAATCTTTTAAAACAGGAGGGCAATCAGAATGACAAGAGAACAGATGCTTGCACGTCAGAATGAGCTGCTCAATCAGGCACGTACTGCCGGAAGAGCGATGAATGCTGATGAAAGGGCGGAATTTGATGCACTGCAGAGGGCGATTGATGCGTTGAATGCAGTAGCGGGCGGGAATGCCGGAAGCGGACATTCCGGCCAGAGGGCAAAAGAGACTGAGGACGATGGTGAAAGCGGCGAAGAGGAGGATGAAGAAGACGATGACAGTTCCCAAAAGGCTGTTGAAGAAGAACGCATGAGGATCCGTCAGATTGAGGACATGTGCAGCAGCTTCGGAATGGATGCGCGTACATATGTAGACAATGGAAGCACTCTGGAAAGTGTCAGGGAGGCGGTGATCGCACATATGATGCAGCAAGGTGCTCCCATCCGTTCCGGAATCCAGGTGGTAGACTCGGAACAGGACAAATTCCGGAGGGCTGCTGCCGATGCGCTGATCATGCGTTCCGGTATGGAATTGGAGCAGCCTGCGGAAGGCGCAAGAAATCTCATGGGGATGCATCTTCGTGATCTGGCGATTGAATGTCTGCAGATGGACGGAACAGACGAGCGCAATCTGAACCGGAGGAATACGGATGAGCTGTATTCTATGCTGCAGAGGGGCTTTTACAATCCAGAGGCGGCGTTCCCTGCCATCCTGGACAATACAATTGAAAAGGCGTACAGGGAAGGACATAAGAAAGTGTCCGTAACATTTGACAGGATCACCAAGAAGGGGACGCTCTCTGACTTTAAGACACACGACAACTACTATATCGCCGGTCCGGTCGGGGAATTTCTGGAAGTACCGGAGAACGGTGAGCTAAAGCACGATGTATTCCGGGATGACAAGCTGCCCACCAGAAAGCTGAAGACTTATGGACGTCAGTTCACGTTATCCAGGAAAGCCTTCATTGACGATGATATCAGCCTGGTGACGTCCCTTCCGGCCAGATATGCGGCATCCGCGCGCAAGACGATCAATAAACAGGTATATCAGGTTCTGGTTCAGAATCCTGCTGTCTACGATGGGGTAGCTCTGTTTTCATCCCAGCATAAGAACCTTTTAAAGACTGGTACCGGCGTGACCCAGGAAGCAATGCAGACCATGATCATGGCATTGGCAAACCAGCGGGATCAGTTTGATGAGGCGATCATCATCAATCCGTCAAGGATTGTCGTTCCGAGCGGAATGCAGTTTGATATGTATACGTTGTTTTACAGCCCGACTATCCATACCACGGATAACACTCAGGCAGTGAATCCGCTGTATCAGTACCGTGAACAGTTGGAAGTGGTGGAAGATCCGACCATCAACGCACTGTGCGGCGGCATGGGAAATGTAATGCCGTGGTGGCTGCTCGGAGCGGAAGGAGACACAGATTTCATTGAGGTGGATTACCTGAACGGCCAGGAGATCCCGAATATCCGAAGAATGGAAGCGCCGGGGCAGCTTGGGTTTGTATGGGATATTTATCTGGACTGGGGAATCAGTGTGATGGATTTCCGCGGCGGCGTCAAAAACCCGGGCGTGGAAGTAAAAACAAAATTGGAATTAGCATAAAGGAAGGAGACCTGTATTATGAGCAAAGCAGCATTTTGGCAGCGGGGAGAATCGCTTGATTTTACCAATGCCACAACAGACATGATCGAAGCAAACACGGTCATGACCTTAGGAAGCCGCATCTGTGTGGCAGGTACGGACATTCTGCCGGGTGAAACGGGGAGTATCCATGTGGCGGGCGTATTTGCATTCCCGAAGGGGGAGGGAGAGATTACGGCAGGAGCAGAGGTATACTTTTCTGAGTCTGACGGGATGATCACATCCCAGGCGGAAGGCGGAGTCAAGGCGGGATTTGCCGTTTCCGGGGCGGCAGCTGATGACAATAAGGTTCTGGTAAAGATCAACGCATGAAATTGAAGGCGTTGCGCCCTGAAACG